CTGGCGGGTGATGCGCGGCCGGGGCGCGATTCCCCCGCCCGAATGGAACCACGGACCCGAAGCCAAACGCCCTGGCCTGGGGAACACGGCCGGGCCGGTCCCCGAGTGGCGCCGGTCCGCGATGGAGTTCTGGTCGTGGACCCTGACGTCGATGCTGTGGGAAGGCGAGGGCGTGATCTACGTCCCGGCCCGCAACGATGACGGCAGCCCGGCGCCGCCGCTGTGGCAGCTCAACCCGCACGACCTCGAGATAGACGGCGGCGAGTACGTCATCCCGCCCGGTAACGGCGGCGAGGGCTACCGATTCGCCCCCGGCGAGCTGATCGTGATCCGCGGGATGGTGCGGGGCGGGCCGCGCGGCGTGGGCGTGCTCAAGGCGCATTTCCTCGACCTGGCGCTGGCGGGCGAGGTACGCGGGTTCGCTTACAACATGCTGCGCCGCGGGATCCCCTCGGGTTATCTCAAGGTCAATGCCCCGCAGCTCACCCGGGATAAGGCCCATGAGCTGCAATCGGATTGGATGCGCAGTCACGGCGGGACGATCAAGAAAATCGCCGTGCTCAACGCGACGACCGAGTTTCACCCCCTCCAGCTCGACCCGCAGGCCATGCAGCTAGCGCAGATGCGGGATTACTCGACGCTCGACATAGCGATGATTTTCGGCATCCCGCCGTACATGCTCGGGCTGGCCGCGGACCGCTCGACGTACGCGAACGTCGAATCGCGGATGATCGAGTTCGCCGAGTTCTCTTTGCTGCCGTGGGCGCGGCGGGCCGAGTCCGCGCTCGACGCCGAGTTCACCCGCGGGACCTCGCTCAAGATCAATCTTGACTCGCTGCGCCGCGCGGACACGGCTACCCGCTACCAGGCGCACAAGATCGGGCTCGACGCGAAATTCCTCACGATCGATGAGGTGCGCGAGATGGAAGACCTGCCGCCGATGCCCGAGGAGGGCTGATCATGGCCGCCGAACAGATGACGATCCCGCTCGAGGTCCGGTCGATCGATGAGGCGCTACGCTGCGCGACCATGCTCGTGTGCCGCTACGGCGAGACCTCGACCCGGACGCCGCGGCCGGAGCGGTTCGCGCCGGGCGCGTTCACCCGGTCGGTTAACGAGCGGGCTCACCGGATCCCGTTTACCGACCGGCACACGGGCGGGACCGGCGAGCTACGCGCCCCGGCGGTCGCCCGCCCCGTGTCGTGGGACACCTCGGGCGAGGCCGAGCTACTCGCCGTGCTCAAGTTTTACGACACGCCCGAGGCGTGGGAGGTCTACTGCCGAGCCCGGGACGGCGAGATCAACGCCGGATCCGTCGGGTTCCACCCGGTCGCCGAGCGGGCCGTCGGCGGCGTCCGCGAGATAACCGAGGCGGCGCTGCATCACGTCGCGCTGCTCTCGAGGGCCGAGGCGACCCCCGCCTATGACGCGCCGCGGCTGCTCGAGGTGCGGACCGCCGACGTGGCCGCGCTGCTCGCCGTGAGATACGCCCCGGGGCTCGCCGATAGTTGCGTTTCGGCCGCGGAGATGGCAAGAATGGTCCACGACGGCGACCGAGCCCAGCACTGAACCTGCCGCCCGACCCCGGCCCGCCGAGCCCTGCACAGAACCGGCCGGCCGACCCCGGCCCGCCGAGCCCTGCACAGAACCGGCAGGCCCCCTGAGCACGACGGCGCCCGAGCCCTGCACAGAACCGGCCGCCCCCGCCGAGCCCTGCACAGAACCGGCGGTATCGCAATCACAGCGACGCCGGGAGGGCGCGTGTCTACGAACGTGTATCTGAAATCCAAGCTCGAGGAGCGGACGAGCCAGGCCGCGGTGTTGGAGGACCTGACCAAGACCGCCGATGACGCCAAGCGGGATCTCACCGACGCCGAGCGGCAGACGTTCGACTCGATCGTCGGGCGGCTCGCGTTCCTTGACGCCGAGATCAAGCGGCTTACCGACGCCGAGGCGGGCGCGGCTAAGTTCGTGCAGATTTACGGCGCGCATCAGGAGGCCGAGCAGCGGGCCGCCGCGGCCCGGGACCGGGAGCGCGAGGCGGCCCCGCCGCGGACCGAGGAGCGGGCGCGGTCGTGGGGCGCGCGGTTTATCGAGTCCGAGCAGTTCAAGGCGTACAGCGGGCACGGCTCGAGCCAGCCGTTCAGGATCGAGGGCGGGTTCCTCGGGGAGCGGCAGGCCGACAACCCGATTACCACGGCGATCGGGACGCCGCCGCAATACTGGTCAGGCCCCCGGGATCCCGCTTTGCGGGTGCCGCTGTTCGATGTGGTCGGCGTGGTGCCGACCACGATGGGCTCTGTCGAGTATTAGTACTGGCAGCCCGAAACCGGCATGGCGTCGGAGGTGGCCGAGGGCGCGCTCAAGCCCGAGGCGCCGATTCAGGGCGTGCTCAAGGCCGTCCCTATGTCGACCTACGCATGGTGGAAGGGCATTACCAAGCAGGCCCTCGAGGACGTGCCGATGGTGCGGACGATCGTGGACACGCAGCTACGCCGCGGCGTTATCCGCAAGATCAACGCCGAGGCCGCCGCCGCGCTCGCCGCCGACACGAATATTCCGACGTTCGGCACGCCGACCGACCTCCTGCTCGAGTCGCTGCGGGTCGGGCTCGGCATGGTCGATGAGGCGGGCTATTCGGCGAATGCGGTTTTGCTCAACGCGCTGGACTGGGCCGCGCTGGATATGACGATCCTCCCGGTCAGCCGGGACGGCGCGAACGTCTCTAACGTGTTCTGGGGGCTGCGCGCGGTCGCCGTCCCTCAGATCCCGAAGGGGTCCGCGTACGTCGGCGACTTCGCCGAGGGGATGACGTTCTTTGACCGGGAGCGGACCGAGGTCATGATGACCGACTCGCACGAGGATTTCTTCCTGCGGAACAAGCTCGTCCTACTGGCCGAGGCCCGCGGCAAGGTGGTCGTGTCCAACGCGGCGTGCCTGGTCAAGTGCGCGGGCACGGTGCCCGCCGCGAACCTGACCGGGGTCGGCCCTCCCGGGCCGCAGGGCCCGCAAGGCCCGCCCGGACCCGGCACTCAATCGGCCCGCAAGTAGCCAGCGATGAGCGGCCCGCCGAGCCTCGAGGAGGTCCGCGAGTGGTGCGGCGTCTCTGATTACGAGCTGGCCGACGATCAGCTAGCGTGGATCCTGGCCGCCGAAACCAACTTGCAAGCCGCCGACTGCGCCATACCGGACCCGTACCCGGACGAGCTAGGTCTTGCGATGCTGCGGCGGTGCGCCCGCGCCGCCGCGGCCCGCGGCGTGCCGCTCGGTACGCTGCCGCTGCCCGATACCGGGATGGGCGGGACGTTCGGCGCCGCGGTGCTGCCCCGCCTCGACGCCGAAATCGAGCGGTACGAGCATGAGCATCGCGTAATCGGGATCGCCTGATGGCCGGGTTCACCGTCACCGACCCGGCCGCCCCCGAGCGCGAGGTCGACCCCGGCGTCGCGGAGATAACCGAGCGATTCAAGGGCGACGTGGCCGGATATACCCCGGTGCAGACCGGCACGCTGCGGGCCGGGTGGACGGTCCAGCGCAGCGGCGACGCGCACTATCAGGTATCGAACGGGGTCCGGTACGCCCGCTACGTCGAGTACGGGACATCCAAGATGGCGCCGCGGGCGATGCTCGGCCGGGCGCTGGCGGGTGCCCGGTGAGGCGGCTATGGCGCGCGATGCTGCGCCGCTACCTCGCCTATGTCGCCTGGTTTGAGGACCTGCCGCCCGAGGTGCAGGCCGAGATCATCCGCAATCAGCGGCAGGTGATGTGATGGCGCTGGACCTCGAGCTGCCCGCGGGCGCCGACCCGGTGCTGGACTACCCGGCGCCCGACGTCGAGCAGCTCGTTTACGAGACGATCCGGCCGCTCGGCGGCGTGATCACGTGGTCCTACACGGCCGGGCGCGGCGACCCGCCCGGCTGGCTGGCAACCGTCAGCGTGCAGGTCGATATCAGGTCGCACAGCCGCGGCGCCGCGTCGGCGAGGGCCGACGCGGCGCGGCGCCGTATCTGCGCGCTGCCGTGGGCGAGCTGGCCCGGCGGCGTGATTACCCGCGTGGACGTCATCGACGGGCCGTTCTGGCTGCCCGACGAGACGGGCGCCCCGCGGTACGTAGCCCGGTACGCGGTCAGCGCTCACCCGGCCCGCGTCCGGCAGCAAACCAGGAGGTAACAAGTTATGCCCCCCGCCCCGCCAACGCTCAACCCCGAAGAGGTCCAGGTCGGGACCGCGAACGGCCCCGGAATCTGGGTCGCGCCGCCCGGCACGGCGCTCCCGGCCGACACGTGGGAAGACTTCGCCGCCCCGTGGCGGCTGCTCGGCTACCTATCCGAGGACGGCCCCACGGTCGGCCAGTCCACCGATACCGAGGACCTCACGCCCTGGCAATCCCGGGTGCCGATCCGGTCGGTCATCACCGGCCGACAGATCACGCTGCAATTCATCATGTGGCAGCTCAACGAGATCACGCTGGCGATGTACTTTGACGCCGACCCTCCGACTGTCGGCGCTGACGGCAGCATCGATATGGAGCTACGGTCCGACGCGCCGACCCACCTGTACGCGGTCGGCATCGACACCCGGGACGGAGACACCGTGTTCCGGGTGGGGTTCGGCCGCGCCTCGCTCTCGGACGCGGGCGATATGCAGATCACGAGCGGCGCGGCGGTTCCGCTCGACGTGACGCTATCCGCGCTGGATGACGGCGGGCGGCTCGGTTATGTCCAGCTCGGCCCGGCCGACGAGCCCGGCAACGGCAACGGCACCCGCCGCGCGCCCGCTGAAAAGGCGGCGTGACCGGGGCCAGCGCGAACGGCGACGGGCTGCTCGACCTCGAGGCCGCGGCAGGTGCTGCCGCGACCGAGGCCGAGCGGGCGCCGTACACGTTCGCGTATAAGGACCGCCGGTATGAGGTGCCCGCGATGGCGGGATGGGAGCTAAAGACGGTCCGCGCGGTGGCCCTCGGCGACCTCGAGGGCGCCCTCGGCGAGCTGATCGGCGACGATTACGACCGGCTGTGCGACGCCGGGCTGAAACTCGGCGAGCTGACGTTCCTATTCCAGTCGATGGGCGCGCTACAGGGCGGTTTCTCGAGCCTCCCAAATTCCGGGCGGGCTGCGCGGCGCGGTTCGACCCCGACGTCGAAGCGCTGATGCTCGAGGTGTACGGGGTCGACGTCCTCGACCCGGCGGTTTCGACGCGCCGGGTTGCCGTGCTGCTCGAGCGGCTGCCCCCGTACGCCCGGCGGCCCGGCGAGCACTGGTCGACCGAGGCCGAGCTACTCGCCGTCCTCGCTGATGAGCTGGCGCAGCTCACATGGGTCACGCTGCGCGCTCACGGGGCCAAAGGCGCCGCCCGGCCCCGGCCGCTGCCCCGGCCAGGCCGGACGATCCGGCACGGTTCGACGTCAGACCGAGAGAGGGCCGCGCCAGTTCACGAAACGGCCCCGGAATCGAGGGGCCAGCCCGGCGACGTCAAGGCGGGCACGTGGGCCGACGCCGCGCGGATCCTCGCCGGGATGCCCGGCATGAAGGTCGACCGCGATGGCTAGCAAATACGGCGAGCTGACGGTCGACGTCAAGGCCGATACCGGGTCGCTCAAGTCCGATATCTCGAGCGCGGCCAGCGCGGCGGGCAAGGAGGCCGCCTCCTCGATCAGCTCGGCCATGTCCGCCGGGCTCAAGGCGGTCGGCGGGTTCGCCGCCTCAGTCGGCAAATCGGTCGCGACCGGGCTCGGCGTCGCGTCGGCCGCCGCTATCGGGTTCGGCGTCGCGTCATTCCAGACCGCCGCCCGCGTCGGCGAGATGGACGCCAGTTTGAGGGCGCTCGCCAAGGCAAACAACCTCAGCTACCCGACGATGCAGAAAACCGTCTCGGCGATCCGCGAGCAGGGGATCGAGGCCGGGACCGCTCAGTCGCTCGTCGCCCAGTTCGCCCAAAACCAGCTCAAGCTATCCGACGCGACCAAGCTCGCCACCGTCGCCCAGAACGCCGCGGTCATCAGCGGGCGCAACTCAACCGAGGTGCTCGCCGATCTCGTGCACGGCGTGAGCACACAGAACAGTCTCGTTCTGAGAAACGCCGGGATTAACGTCATGGCTGGCCGGGCGATGGATGACTACGCCAAGTCGGTCGGCAAGGCGACCAAGGACCTGACCGAGGCCGAGCGGGCGCAGGCCGTGCTCAACGCCGTGCTCAAGGACGGCGACAGTATCGCGGGCGCCTACGCCGAGGCGATGAAAGAGCCCGGGAAGGTGCTGCGCTCGTTTAAGCGGGTAGTCGATGACATAAAGCTCAGCGTCGGGCAAGGACTCGTCAAGGCGTTCGCCCCGGCGATCCTCGGCGCCTACGATCTCGCTAAGGCGTTCAGTAAGGCCGTCGCACCCGGCGGCGCCCTATCCCCGATCTTTGACGCTATCGGCGTGGCCGTCGCCAAGCTGGTCGCCCCGCTGACCGGGCTGATCACGACGTGGACCGCGTGGCTCAGCGCGCTTAAGCCCGGCGACCTCGACCGGGTGGTCGGGATCATTAAGCAATTCGGCCCGGCGCTGCTGATCGCCGGGGCCGCGCTGGCCGCGTTCACCGGGGCGGGCGCCCTCGGCGGGATCCCGATCATCGGCACGCTGCTGTCTAGCCTGCTCGGCCCGCTTAAGCTGCTCGGCCCGCTGTTTATGACTCTGGGCAAGTCCGCGCTCACCGTGGTCGGCCCGATGCTCGGGATCAAGGGCGGCGTGGCCGGGCTCGTCGCCGCCCTCGGCCCGGTCGCGTGGATCATCGCCGCCGTGGTCGCCGCGTTCGCGCTGATGGCCGCCACCTCGGCGAAATTCCGCGACGGGCTACTCGCCGTCGCTAAGGGGCTCGGCTCGTTTTTCATGCCGATAATCAAGGCGGTAATGAACGGGGTCAAGGACCTGCTACCGCCGATCCTCGACGTAGCCCGCGCCCTCGGCGACGTCCTCGGCCCGATCCTGTCCCGGCTGGCGCCGCTGCTCGGCCCCATCGGCGCGCTGATCGGCGGCGTGCTGGTCGTCGCGTTCGGCGCCCTCGGCGTCGTGCTGCGCGTGGTCGCCGCCGTGCTGGTCGGCGTCTTTAGCGTCCTCGGCCGCCTGGTCGTGCTGATCCCGGTCGAGCCGATACAGCGGTTTTCGGCCGCGCTCGCCGGGATCATCGGCGCCGCGGCTGCCGTGCTCAACCCGCTTAACGCCCTCCGCGGCGTGCTCGACTGGCTCGGCAACGCGATCATGTCCGTGGTCCGCTGGATATTCGGCGGCAGCCCCGGGCTCATTCCCGCGTTCCTGGCCGCTGCCGCCGCGGCCGGGCCGCTGATGGCCGTGCTGCGCGCCCTCGCCGGGGTCTTCTCCGCGCTCGCCTCGGTCGTCG